ATAGATATGGAGGTGATTATATGCCAAACATCAAACCAATTTCCGACCTGCGTAACTATACGAAGGTTTTAGACGAAGTCGCTGTCGGTTCTCCCGTGTATTTGACAAAAAACGGGCGTGGTAAATATGCCGTCGTGGATATTACTGAATACGAAAAGCAACAAGCAACCATTCAGCTTCTTGCCTCCCTTGCAAAAGGGGAACAGTCAGCACAGCAAAACGGATGGTTGGATGCGGATGTCGTCGCGGCTGATCTAGGGATAGCACATGACTAAATTATTGTTCACTCCTCAAGCAAAAGATGACTTGATGGAAATTCGCACCTACATTACACACGAATCCGGCGACTCTGTTGTTGCGCAAAAGCAAGCCGAAATGATATTTCAAAAATTACGCTTATTGCAGGAACAGCCGCGGATGGGAACACCGTTAACCGCGATCATAGGCCTTATATCCGATTACCGTTATATTGTCTGCGGCAGCTATTATGCGTTTTATAAATACAATGACGAATCCGTATTTATCATTCGCATCCTTCATTGCTCTCGGGATTATATGCGTGTTCTCTTTGGCATAACGAATTCGCAAACGGATATTGAAGAGTAATCCCTTCTTCAAACTGCTGTTTCTCTGCTTTGAGGAAGGGATTATCTATTTATATCCTTCGACCGGCGAACATAAATAAGAGAGGATTATTTTCGCTGTTATTTTATTTTCAGAGAACAAGTAATCCTCGTTGATCGTAGACACTTCCATCGTCTCCTCCACCATTCCTCAACGCCCGATCCAGCGCCATAATCGTCGCCACAGCACCGTCGATTTTCTCGGTGCTTTTTTCTTTGTCCGGCTTGATGTTTCCCGCCGGGTCGGTACGGATGTAGATATTGTCCATCATCCAGCGCAGAACCGGCTGGCCGCCGTGCGCAAGCCTCTGTTCCAGCGTCAGCTTCATAAGCTCTTTCGTCGGCGGAGACATATCCTTAAACCCCTGACCGAACGGAACGACCGTGAACCCCATGCCTTCAAGGTTCTGCACCATCTGTACCGCGCCCCAGCGGTCGAACGCGATCTCGCGGATGTTATACTTCATCCCGAGTTGCTCAATAAACGTCTCAATGAACCCGTAATGCACAACGTTGCCTTCGGTCGTCTGCAGGAAGCCCTGCTTCTGCCAAAGATCATAGTTCACATGGTCGCGCCGGACCCGCAGATCGATGTTCTCCTCCGGAATCCAGAAAAACGGCAGGATCATGTATTTGTCCGTTTCATCCAGCGGCGGGAACACGAGTACGAACGCCGTGATATCCGTGCTGGACGAAAGATCGAGGCCCCCAAAGCAGACGCGGCTGGCCAGTTCCTCCGGGTCAACCGCAAACGCGCATTTGTCCCATACGTCCATCGGCATCCAGCGGACCGACTGCTTGACCCATTGGTTCAGCCGCAGTTGCCGAAACGCATTTTCCTCGGCGGGGTTCTGCTGTGCGCTCTCGCACGCCGCCTGAACCTTGTCTTTCCCGATCGTAATCCCGAGAGATGGATTGGCTTTTCTCCACACCTTCGGGTCGGTCCAGGAATCGCTTTCTTCCGTTCCGTAGATGACGGGATAGAATGTCGCGTCCGTCTTCCTACCATCAATGATATCCTTCGCTTTCGAATGCACTTCCCAGCAGATCGAATTCGTATTGTCGCCGGCTGTCGTAATCAAAAAATACAGCGGCTGCATGCGTGCGTCGCCGCTGCCCTTGGTCATAACGTCAAAAAGCTTCCGGTTCGGCTGCGTATGCAGCTCATCGAAAATAACGCCGTGGGTGTTGAAGCCATGCTTATTCGCAACGTCGGCGGAGAGCACTTGGTAGTAGCTTCCGGTCGGCAAGTACAAGAGCCGCTTCTGCGACGCTAATATCTTCACACGTTTCGACAGCGCCGGGCACATGGTGACCATGTCCTTTGCCACCTCAAATACGATCGACGCCTGCTGCCGGTCGGCAGCACAGCCGTATACCTCGGCGCGCTCTTCGTTATCCCCACAGGTCAAAAGCAGCGCGACCGCGGCCGCGAGCTCTGATTTACCGTTCTTCTTTGGAATCTCGATATACGCCGTATTGAACTGGCGATACCCATTCAGCTTGACTACGCCGAAAAGATCCCGAATGATCCGTTCCTGCCAGTCGATCAGCAGGAAAGGCTTCCCGGCCCACGTTCCCTTGGTATGGGACAGGCATTCGATAAAGTCTACGGCAAAGTCAGCTTTCGTTTTGTCGTAAACCGAGTTTCGTGACATGAAGCGAGTCGGCGTATATTTCCTGAGTTTTCGAATCGACGCCGCCTCCCTCCCAACGAAAAAAGGCCTCCAATATGGAAGCCTCGTAGCAATGTCTATTTTTAACTAATCTTCTGTAGCCTCTGCCGATTCACTGACTGCGGTGCGCAGGACGTCCACATCGAAACCGGCGTCCTTGTACCCTTCCAGAATCTCGCTGTAATAAAAAGCGCTCGGTTTCCCGAGCGAGTGATCACCGGTCAACACATACGCCATGCAGCTGACGAGCTTACCGTCGAGCCGGATTCGGAACTGCCGTTTTTCGAACAGGTAAGGAAATCCCTCGTACCGGTCAAGCGTTGCTTCATCGGCCGGCGTGATTTCCCATACCAGTACCGGAACACTGCGACCCTTCAGAACTTCCACATTCGCCACCGCCGCGGCATGCGGTCCCCGAAACAGCAGCCGGTGATTACGCAGTGTCGACGCGCCAAGCAGCTTTGCCGTCGGGCACCGATGCGCCATTTGCTTACGATTCAAATTACTGCCGTAAGCGATCAGCAAGCGGTTACTCATGGTCATCCTCCTCAATCTTTCGGCATTCGTCCTCGCCGAACGCTACGCCCAGGGAACTACCGCAGTCCCACGCTACGTGGATCGTTCCGTTATGGATAGCTATCCATAACGGAACTTATGAATAGCTGAATATAATGGAAAACGGGGCTTAAAACGCTCCGCAATCTCTCTGATCGATTCGGAATCACTTTCCATAATTTTTTATAATAGAAGTGCGGACGAAATCCGTAAATTACTATTATAGGAGAGTGAATTTATGGAAGCTTTAGACCAAAACATCCCAATTTCGGAACTAATTGCAAAAACCGACGCTTTGATGGTGAGCCTTGACTACAAACCATCAGTTATGAGACATTTCCGACAAGCATGGAGCGCGCTAAAAAATTACGCACTTAGGCGCGGCGAAAACTGCTTGACCGCTGAACTTGGGTTCTCGTTGCTGAGAGAGCACTACCATATTGAGCCATATGACCGGAAACTGAGTACATTTAAATCCATCACACGGCGCGCCGTTATGCTACTGCTGGAATATCAAATATCCGGCGGGATTGCAAAACGAAATCTAATGCGAGATCACTCATTCCCGGAAGGATTTACTGAAGCTGGGTCAGGCTATATACAATACCTTGCCAGCAAGCTTAGTTTAAGCGAAGGTACGATTCGTAACCATCGCAAGGCGCTTGAATATGCTTTTAATTATCTCAAGGTAAATGACGTACCCAGTATTAGTGACGTAACGATTACACACATCAACCAGTACCTAAAAACTTTTGCTGGGTGTACAAAGAGCTACATATCAGCTCAAGTGTACATTCTGAATCGATTCTTTGCTTATGCGCTTCACCAGGGCTACACCGCAATATCGTTTTCTTTTCCCGAGGTGTCAGTCTATCAGGATCGTAAAGTGCCGGAATACTACACGCCCGATGAGATAAAAAGGCTTCTTGCCGCCGTGGATCGTGCAAACCCGCGCGGAAAACGTGATTACGCTATGATCTTGATCGGTGTGCGGTATGGTTTGCGGATCTGTGATATCAAAGCGCTTGAACTGCGGCATATAGACTTCGTCAACAACATAATAAGCATTACGCAACTTAAAACCGGCAAACCTCTGACTCTCGACTTACTGCCCGATGTAGGATGGGCAATCATCGACTATGTCAAGAACGGCAGACCAAAGTCAGATGCGTTGCCGATATTTATTCGGCATGTGCCTCCTTACACATCATTTGTTTGGACAGATAATGTTGCGCACATCATCGGGCGATATGCCACCGCAGCGGGGATTACGACGCAGGCTCCCAAGAAAAGTGGTTTCCATATGTTGCGGTATGCACTCGCAAGCGAACTTCTACAGAAGGATGTATCACTAACCATAATCTCCGGGATCCTCGGACATTCAGAGCTGAATGTCACGACTTCGTACACGAAAATTGACGTTCCGCAGTTGAGCACCTGCGCGTTAGAGGTGCCGCGATGATTTACCGCAAACCTACGTTTGAGTTCAGCAGCGTGTTCGCACCAAATATTCGTGAATATATTGAACTGAGGGAGTCACTCGGTGCGCAGTTTCGCGTTCAATCCGGGGTATTACGTCAGTTTGACCGTTACTGTATATCGGTTGATGTCCAAGAACCAATCCTAAACGAAAAGCTGATTACAAATTGGTTGCATTTGACGCAAGGCGACGCGCCATCCACGCGACGCAGCAGAATTACTACGCTCAAACTATTTTCGGATTACCTCGCTTCAGTCGGATGCTTAGTTTCATGGGTACCGCATCCAGGCTACGGATCATGTAAAGAACGATACATCCCTTATATATACAGCGAAGATGAGATCCAGCGAATTCTCACAATTGCAGAAAATCTACCGCAGCCTCAGGGCCGATCAATGTTTCATTTGGTATTTCCCACCGTATTGAAAGTGATGTATTGTTGCGGTCTGCGCGTTTCGGAAACGCTGATGCTCCGGGTAAAGGATGTTGATCTCAACGACGGATCCATTTTTGTTAATCGCTCAAAATTCGAAAACAGTCGTCGGTTACCGGTTTCGAAGTCATTACTTTACGACCTTCGAGCATATCACGACGCAAACCGTGAACTAATCGGAGTGGATGAGGAATCGTTCTTCTTTCCGAACGCCAACGGCGAGCGATATAGCCAGCGGACAGTGTATGATAAGTTTCGCACAGTACTTTGGAGTTGTGAAATACCACATCAAGGACGAGGTAAAGGCCCCAGAGTTCACGATCTACGTCATACCTTTGCAGTTCGCTCATTGCAGCAGAGCATTATGGCCGGCAAAGACCTTTACGTTTTTTTGCCGATTCTGATGTCGTATCTCGGGCATATCAAGTTGTCCTCCACTGAGTATTATCTGCGCTTGACGGCCGAGATGTTTCCTGATTTTCTTCGCCGGTCTGACACGGTATGCGCCGCCGCTATTCCGGAGGTGTGTGAATATGACTGATAAAGCGATATTCTCGTATATAGTATCGCGTTTCTTCAGGATATATCTTCCGGGTGAACGTGGATTTTCAGAAAACACCATTGCGTCGTACAGAGATACATTTAAACAGTTTTTCAACTATTACAGCGACGTTTATGGTATACCGCCGGAAAAGCTTAAGGTCAGTGATTTTCCAGTGTTGTTGTGACTGGATTTCTAACGAAACTTGAAGCTGATGGCAAGTCTGTATCGACACGAAACCAGAGGCTAGCTGCGTTGAAATCATTCTTCAATTTCGTAAAGTTCGCATATCCTGAATACCTCGAAAATGCTAGCTCAATTTTGGCGATACATCTGAAAAAGCAACAGGAGCCAACTATTTGCTACATGAGCGTAGAGGGAGTGGCCTGCCTGCTGCGGCAACCAGACGTACGAACAAGAGCGGGCTACCGTGATATGCTAATCCTAACGCTTTTGTATGACAGTGGCGCAAGAGTTAGCGAAATTATAAACATCCACATCGGTGACATCCGAGTCCAGACCCCCGCAACGGTGATTCTGCATGGTAAGGGCTCAAAAGACAGAATTATACCGCTGTCAGAAAAAACCGTTGCATTGATCAAGTTTTATCTGGATTCAGAAAAGCTCAGCAGACCAGAATGCCGTAATAAGTTGCTGTTCGTAAATCACAGCGGAGAACAACTGACGCGAGCCGGCGCGGCGTATATACTTCGCAAGTATACCGACGCGGCTCGTGTCGCAGAACCGACTTTAATTCCAGATAAGTTTTCACCGCATTGTATGCGGCACTCGAAGGCAATGCACCTGTTACAAGCCGGAGTCGCTCTGATATACATTCGTGATTTTCTTGGTCACAACAGCATTACGACAACTGAGGTATATGCAAAAGCCGACAGCAAAACCAAACGAATTGCGCTTGATATGGCATATTCTGATTTGCATATTTCTGACCCGACGTTGACCGCTTCATGGAATGACGATGCTTCGCTAATGCGGTTTTTAGAAAATCTGTGCACAAAATGATGTTCGGTTATGGAAAGCGGCACGATGATAATCCTTTGAAATATAGGGATTGCACCGTCCCGCTTTCCATTATATTCAGCTATTCATAAGTTCCGACATCGTCGACACAGGTCACCGTTCCGCGGTCGCCTCGCTGAAGTTTCGTGTACGGGTCGCGCATGCGGATCAGCATAACGCGTGTCCCTGGGCGGTAATATTCTTTCATCTGCTTCAGCAGATCAGGATGAATTCCGTTCATGCGTCCGCCTCCGTTTTCCGTGCGTCTTTGAACGCTGAATTGCCGGAAAGGTTCTTCAGCAGAATCTTCCGCGGCTCCTTGTACTCCGCGCCGATGAATCCGAGCCGCAGCAGGAAGCAACGGAACGCGTATTTTTCGTTCTCCACCGGCTGTTCGGTGGCGGTTACGCGCTTTTGCGCTTTCGACATTTCGCAGAGTTTCTCTATGAGCTGATAATAGGCGGTCATCTCCGTCTGGTCGCCGGTCGGTTGGAACCACCCGAATTCGATCCGATCCGTGTGCTCCGTGATCGGCAGGCTGTCTGTACCGAGCGCTTTCTTTAGTAGCGTAGCTTTGCTCGCTACCAGCCGCCGCAGGTTTTCCAAGGCGGCCGACGTCATACCGTCCTTCGGCATCTCAATCGCCAAACGGTCCGGATCGTCCGGTGTTGTTGCTATGGTATTTTCCTGCTTTTCCGCCGGTTCGCCAATACGCTCACCGATGAATCCGTCGTGTTCCAGTTCGTGGATCAGCATTTCGATCTGCGCCGGATCCGCATCATCCGGGCAGTTCAGCGTCCCATGCCGGTCGATGGTATATGGCCCGACGGTGAACGCGAAGCTCGGTGGTCCCATATACTTGGGCGCGTCCTGTAAAATTTCACGCATGGCAGCCAGAAGAGCTTTGCGCTCGCTGCCTTCCAAATGGTACTTGATCTGCATCCTATGTCTACCTCCTTCAATTTCGGTAGTACATATATGTCTCTGATCAGTGTAAATATCAAGCTATATCTGCGATTTCAGCAATCTTTTTATACGGCATTTGCTCGCCGTTTCGGATCAAGTAAATGTCGTCAGCACACGCAGCTTGATCTTTGTACCTCCGAACAATCACGTCGCAGAACCTCTCGTCCAGCTCGATTATAAAACAGGTCCGATCCGTCTGTTCGCAGGCAATCAGGGTACTGCCGCTGCCACCAAATGGATCCAGTATGATGCAGTTTGCCATGCTGGAATTCAGGATCGTGTACGCGAGCAACTCCACGGGTTTCATGGTCGGGTGGTCGGGATTGTTTTTCGGTTTGTCGAACTCCCAGATCGTCGTCTGCTTCCGGTCGGCGTACCATTCATGCTTGCCCTTTTTCTTCCAGCCGAAAAGGATCGGTTCGTGCCGCCACTGGTAAGGACTGCGCCCGAGTACGAGCGACTGCTTCTTCCAAATACACGTACCGGACAGATAGAACCCTGCATCCGAGAACGCCTTGCGAAAGTTCAGCCCCTCGGTATCCGCATGAAACACATAGATCGACGCGTCGGACGCCATGCAGGCTTCCATGTTCTGAAACGAGGCCAGCAGGAAATCGTAGAATGCGGAGTCCGTCATATTGTCGTTCTTGATCTTGCCGGCGCTGCCCTCGTAGTTCACATTGTAAGGGGGATCGGTGACCACGAGGTTTGCCTGGCGACCGTCCATGAGCAAATCGAATACATCCTTCTTCGTGCTGTCGCTGCAGATAAGCCGGTGCTTTCCAAGCAGCCACAGGTCACCGGGCTTCGTAATCGCCGGTTCTTTCAGCGCGGCGTCAACGTCGAAATCATCGTCGTGAACACCATTGCGTTGTGCATCCTTAAACAACGCGTCGAGTTCCGGAGCATCGAAGCCCGTCAGCGAAACGTCGAAATCCGCGCCCTGCAGATCGGCAATAAGTAGCGAGAGCTTTTCTTTGTCCCAGTCGCCGCTGATCTTGTTCAGCGCGACGTTGAGCGCTTTTTCTTTTTCTTCGCTCATCTCCACGACCACGCATTCGACCTCTTTCACACCGGTATCGATCAGGACCTTCAGGCGCTGGTGACCGCCAACAACGTGGCCGGTGGTTCTGTTCCAAATGACCGGTTCCACATATCCGAACTCCGTAATCGAGCGTTTCAGCTTCTCGTATTCCGGGTCGCCGGGCTTCAGGTCCTTACGCGGGTTATATTCCGCCGGTGCGAGTTTCGTCACCGGCAGCGTTTGAATGTCCATGCTGATACCCTCTCTTCACGATTCTGTGCAATCCCACCTTTGCTGCCGGGAGATTTCCGGCCAGAGCCTGCCCGCGCAGCGTTTTTCGCTGCTGACTCGTCAGCCGGTGATACTTCAATGCACGAAGGAATTTCTGCATTTCATCCATGTACAACATCCCCCGAATCTGATGTAAAAAAATAGTCGCACGTTTGTGCGGCCAGCAATTGATTTCCCATTTTTGTTTTGCACCGTTCTTCCACCCGCTTTATCAAACCCGGAGGTGGCTTTGGCACATCATTCAATTCTCCTACAAACTCCCCAAAAAGTATCATAGCGGCAATATTGTACATTTGTGCTGCTTTGACGACATCATCTCCGGTGAAAAAATTTACAACCGCTCCGTTTCGTTGAGCAGAAGCGAAATATCCACCGGCTTTTGAAGAATATGTAACACCAAGATACCCTGTGCTGTTATCTTTCCTTTTGCTTCTGTTGTAACAATTATATGTTTGAGTAGTGATCCTCAGGTTGCATTTTCGGTTGTCAAGCTTGTTGCGATTAATATGATCCACCACGCAGTCATCTTCCGAAGACAACCCAAGAAGGGTGCGATGTAATCTTTCCGGTTTTCGTGTACGTGCTTCGCGGCGGAACATGTAACCGCCACCATTCACATACCAATGCATTTCACTTACAAGCGGAATGTCCTCCTCGTCGATACAAAAGACCTTGCCATCTTTTAAATACCCTGTAGCAATACCGTCTTTTACGATAAACCTATAGTTTGGTGGACAGCAATTACAACAGTCAGGTGAACCCACCTTCATATTGCCAATACTTTTCTCAGATTGGTTGCCGCAGTAGATGCATTCCACCCGAAAAAGAGAGGCCCCTATATCGCGTCCCAAACTCTCCAGTATTCTGAAGCCGTTGATTACACTGCCTATCATCTGCCTACGCTTTTCTTCCATAATGCGACTATATACTTCACCACGGCACATACGGCAATTCACTGGATTGCTTAGTAGATACCCTTTGGCTACCTGATATTCATGTCCACAATCGCAACGAACTTTGTAACGCTCCTTGTTTCTCACCGAATCATCGGTGCGGCACACCACCATTAGACATCCATGCTTATCTCCAGGTTTGATTTCCAGATAAGCCGCCATTACCAAACCTCCTATTTTGTTCTTGCACTCAGCAACCGTTCCATAACATCGTCCTGTGGCGTCGCGCCGGAATACGCGGTCGCACAATTCTCTTTCACGATCTGGTAAATCTCATACCAGAGCCGGTTGGTCTGCGACATGTAATTCTGGCTCATAGCCACATACGGCGATTGGATTGCGTTCCCGGTCGTCGTATGCCTTGCCAGATACCCTGTTTTTGTGATTATTTCCTCGCAATGAATCCACCTTGCCGCCATCATGGAATACCGTTCCAGCACCTGTGGAGACACCAACGAGGCGCAGCCGCGCTCATCCAGCCAGGTCCATGTGGTTTTGTATATCTCGCCGGCCTGTAAAATCGTACCGTCCTTCTGCTCTGCAGACAGCATCACGCGCGGCTGCGGCATTTCTGCTCCCTGGAACTCCACTGCGTTCGGAAACTCCATAACGGTCAGCTTCCGTTTGCCGGGATTTCCATCCAGAATCTTTTCCGCCAGCGGTTTTGGCGGTCTGCCTCCCTGCCCGGGCGCCGGCCCTCGTCTGCCCATGTGCATTTCCTCCTGAAAAAACTTATGGGGCTATTCCCCTTAAAACTTTCGCGAATTTTTACACGCGACCCGACCGCGTTGTCCGAAAATTAAAGTTGTAGCGATTTATATACCCCACGGGGTAGCTTTTAGTAGCTATCCCAATACATCTTTCAATATCCTTTGCCATTGCCGCTTGCCGCCGTTATCTTTGAGTGACAGCTCTTGCACAGCGCCATGAGATTGCTCTCGTCGTTCGTGCCGCCGTCTGCCAGCGGCAGGATGTGGTGCACTTCCTCCGCAGGCGTGAACCTGCCTGCCTTCTCACACTGTTCGCACAGAGGATGCTGTGAAAGAAATCGCGCGCGGATCTTCTTCCACGCGCGGCCGTAGCGTTTGTTGGTGTCGGGATCGCGACCGTACCGGTTGTACTGCCGCTCCGCCATCCGTTTGTGCGCTTCACAGTACCGTCCATCGGTCAACCTGTCGCAGCCCGGATACGAGCACGGACGCTTCGGTTTCCTTGGCATGATAAACTCGCTTTCTAACAATCATGGGCTCCCGCACGCCATGAGAGTCCTCATTTCTTTTTCTCCAGTTTGAATAAGATCACTTTCCCAAGTGACATTCAATGTCATTTAGTGACAACTTTCAGAAAATAATCCCGTTTTTAACAACACTTTCATTTTCGGTTTGCAATCGGCGCACACATACTTGTTTCTTGGAATATAACTGATCTGTTCTACTTCCGTGCCACAGAACCGGCACCGCGGGTAATACAGCGTTCTCCTACCAGTTTTTACTATGCGCACACCATCGCGTAAGGCTTCCTGATAACTCATCGTTCCACCTCCAGCGGTACGCAAATGCTTTCCAGCGCAAGGTCATGGATTCGAAGCAGGTGCCGTTGGGTGTACCCCAACTCAACGGCGATCTCTTCCCAACGCTTAAAGCACAGGTACCGTAACTCCAACAGCGTCTGGTATTCCGGGTTGTCCACGCGCTTAATGCAGCGCATGATCTCCGCTTTGAGGTCGACCAGCGTGTCGATGTCGTCGTTGATCTCGCTTTCCAGGTCAACCATCTTCACAATAATATCCTCCATGGAGTGTGGGTTCGGTGTCGGGGACTTGGGCATGCCCGTCAGCGTCACGTTCGCTTTCCCCAACAGATCACGCAGAGACATCACCTGTTCCAGCTTACTGTTGATCCGCTGGTCAATGCGATATGCCTGCGATAAATATTCTTTGGCATTCATGTGGTAATCCTCCTTTGGTTAAATTTCAATTCCTGCGTACGCCCACAGGACGGCTTTCACGTCGTCCACCGACCGAACCACAAACGCGTGGCCGCCGGCGTCCTTTATCCTCTGGATCGTATTCTCCTGCAGTTTGGTCAGCCTGCCTTCTGGAGTTTTAACCTCGAAGGCAAAGAACCGACCGTCCAGGCAACAGATCACATCGGGTACTCCGGCCGTGCCGTACATACCGACATGCTCCTTCCACGCAAAGCAGCGCGGAACCGTCTTCAGCCACCGCATGATCGCGGCGACGATATCTTTCTCCAACATATTGTGGCTGCTCCTTTACGAACACATGTCTGAAAAAACCAGACTTTATGCATCTTTTTTGATTTGTCGCAACCTGTCGCAGGTTTTTACGGTATACTCTATATAAAGAGTGTTTTTACATATTACCTATATAACCTGCGACAATCTGCGACAGAGGGGTCAATCAAACGGGATTTTGCCCTTATATTCGGTAAATCCACCCGTGTCATAGCGTAGGCGGAACCCTACGAACATCGTCGTTCCGCTTCCACCGATATTGGGCCGCTTCCGTTTTACGTGTCCGAACATCGCTAGCGCCTGCTTGAAATTTCGGGTGTTCTCGGCATAACAACCGTTTGCTTCGCACCATCTCTTATACCGGTCGTAAACAGCGGACGTCCGTTCTTCCGCATTCGGGTCTATCTCCATTTCGTCCTCTATGAACATCCCAACCTTGTCGCTGTCATGGCGATACCGCTCTGTCGCAAAGCGCACCGATTCCGGTATGGTTAAGCCATTCAGTTTCAGATCCCGATATCCTTCGAGCAGCCAATTCAGGATTGCACTCTGGCTGTTCTCTTCAGCAAAGGTACATTTTAATGTTTTATCCTGCTGGTTCTCTTCGAAATGTCGCTCAAACGGAATGATCATGATCCTGCCGCTGGAAAACAGCGTCATATCCGTAACCACAGGCAGATAGTTCGTATTCATGTAGATCTTGAACTGCGGCTGAAAGTCGAAACTGTTTTCATGCAAAAACCGTGCGTTCAGAGTGTCGTTACCCGTCATGTTCTTTACCTGGGCCGCGTTGAGCAGTAGCCCTCTGCTTGGTTCGGAGATGTTAGCAAACCGTATCCCGGCAAGGCGTGCGATATCCTCAGATGGATTCTGACTGTTGACGTTCTGCTTCATGCTAATCGTTTCGGGCCGTACGGAGCTTCCATAGTTACCCATGACCCTGAGTACGCTTTCCATGAGCGTACCCTTGCCGTTTCGGGTGGTTGCGCCATACAAGATGAAAAGGCATTCAAACCGCGTGTCCCCGCTTAACGCATACCCCAGCGAGCGCTGTAAGAATCGCGCCCTTTCTTTGTCTCCGCTCATGATTTCGTCCACGAACACGTCGAACCGCTCGCAATGCGCTTCAGGATCGTACACGACTTCAGATATCTTCGTTAATTTCTCCGCGGGGTCGTGCGGCAGAAAAGTCATGCCTTTCAGGTGTATCGTCCCATTCTGACAGTTGAACAAAAACGGATCCGTATCGAACGCGTCCATTCGAATCGGGTATACCCCTTGTGCATCCTTTAGAACTATTTCACGGGTTCTGCGCACCTGCCATTTTTTACACCGGTCGATGTACCCTTTACGTATCTGTTCATCCGTAATGTTCAGGGCGTATACCATGAGTTCGATCGCCAGCTTTTTACATAACTCCATCGCCTTGAGGCCCCCAATATCGGGTACCCAGCGTTTGCCATCGAAGATGTACCAGAGCTTCCGTTCCGGCACATATCGTGCGACGTCGCGATAATAATCCGAAAAAAGTAGGCTGTTCCCCATATCCGTATTGGGGTAGCGCGGATTAAGTTCTGGATGCAGATCCTGCAGCGAGTTCACTTTCGACGTTTCAGCTTCATTGTCAAGAGGTAATTCTTCCGCTTGATCAACGCAATCCTGCACCCAGGACCGAAACAGCTCCGGATCGCCAATAAGCAGTTCGTTCGGGTCTTTATATCCCTCCGGCGTCGTCGTACACAGAAACGGAATCGATAGTGATTGTAATTGCGAACACAATTTTTTCGCAGCCTCTTCTCCAGGATCGTCCCGATCCATGCAGATGATCAGCGGAGGAATCGATGATCTCCCTTTCAATGCATCGATCAGCTTTCTGGTTCCGGTTCCGCAGACGGCAACAGCGTATCCGCCCTCCTGCATGATCGACAGTGCACAAAGCGCGCTCTCAACGACAAACACAGGTTCAGCCTGATCAAGTGATTCTTCGTAGAACAGTGGCTCCGGTCCTGCGTCCTCGGTCCGTGGTTTGAAGAACCGTTTATCGGAAATGCTGCGCGAAGTGTAGTAATCCGTTCTTTCGCCATATGGGATGACAATCGCATTGCTTCTGGCGTCAAAACCAAACCGAAACCGGAGCATGCTCTCACCGGTAAATCCGCGCCCTTGTAGATACATCTGAGCCGCTGGCGTTACGGCGAACGCCTCGATGGACGCATTGATGTATTCCGTCAGTTTCGTATGATCGATCACCGGCGGTTTCTTGTTCGCCGGCACAGCGCCATTGACATGAAACACTTCCGCAATTTTTTGCGCCGCCTCTGTTGTACTCACGTGTTGCAGCTTCGCCACCAGATCGATCGCGTCGCCGGACGCATCACAGCCAAAGCATTTGAATCGCCCGCCCTTAAAAGAAAGGGACGGCGTTTGGTCGTCATGAAACGGGCATCTTGTTTTACCGCCGTGTACTTCCAGTCCCAGCCACTTTGCTACTTCTTCAATATCCACGGACTGTCGGATCTGTTGGAAATCAATCAATTTCGATCCTCCTTCCGCTATTAGCGAGTTCCTGCGGGAATCTTCCGTTTTCGTGCACGCTTTTTCACCTCTTTACACTCGTTGCTAAAGTAGCGGACCGGGATGCCATGCGCTATCGCGTATGCGATCTCCCGCTTCATGCCGCTGCTCACCGCCGGACCGAACGCCCATAGTTCGTCGCAAATATCCAGCAGCGTCAACCCCATCCGAATCCCAGCGTCGCGTTCCACGGGCTTCCGGTCCTCCAGAAAGCGCGGGAACAACAGATGCGGCGTAATTGGCATGCGACCACAGAGAAACACAAAGCGTGAAAACATCCGCGCGTTCTGAACATTCTGCTTCACACATCCGGCATATGGGGAGCAGACGAATACCTTCTTCATTGGTTCGTCGGGCGTCCCCAGGAGCGCTTTCAGCTTTTTCTCGGATAAAATGCATGCGGGCAGCGGCGCGTTGATCTGCTTGATTATTTCCCGCATATTACACGCTCCGATCTTTCCAAATATTCTTGGTAATTGTCATATCGTCTTCTCCTGTTTAGCTTTGTCTGCGGGGAGCGGGTTCCCGCTCCCCTGCATTTTGTTCTTATTGCATGGGATCGATGATCTCCCCGGTATCCGGGTCGATCTCCGCCGGAATATCGACGAATCCGTCCTGATCCGCGGCGAAACCCAGCTTCTTGTCGTACGCCTTGATCTGCTCGGCCATTCCGGCGACGATCGGCAGTTCCTCGGCCGTCAATTTCCTTGCAAGCGAGAACTGCGCCTGGGAGTAAGCGAGTCCGCCAGCGTTGACCGCTTTCTTCAATGAGAATTTCGTCACCACACCTGCAGAGCGCTGCGCTTTGCTCAGAAGTCGCTGAATGTAGCGGGTGAACTCCTTGAGCGATCCGGTCGGCAGCGACAGCACAAGCGGGAAGACCTCGCCCTCGCGCAAGATGTACAGCCGCCTGCGATTCTGGCATGCCTTTGAGCCGTTTTCGCCGGTGCCGAACTGGTTCAGGCGGCACTTGGCGCATAATCCGCCGGGATCGCCTTCGCCGGTCACGCCGTCGAAGCTGCCGCAGTCGGGTGGCGTATTTCCGCCGGTGTATTTCTCCTTGTAGTAGGCAAACACAGGATGGTGATACAGAATGACGCCGGTGAATTCCTTGATCGTCTCCGGCTCGTCCGCATTGTCGCCGGGCAGTTCGAACACCGTGCTGCCGCCCGACGGAATCCGGATCCGGTCGAACGCAAGCGATAATCCGTCGAGTTCCTCGGTCATGGTTTCGTCGAGGTTAAAATCGTCGAGCTGGGAGAAGGCGTTGGTGGTAGTCAGTTCTGTGTTATTCATGGGGAATCTCCTTTCATCTGGCGGCTTTACGCACGCCAACCGTTGTTTTTTCGAATACGTTCACGAGACCGTCCAGCCAGGAAGGCAGGACGTCCTCGTTCTCCGCAGTCTGTTCTTTTACGAACGCCGAGAGCGAGTTGGCGTTGACGGTTTCGTACACAAGATCGCCGAACCCTGCGCTGCGCAGCGCCGTAAACAGTTCTTCCTTCCGCCCGGCTGCCGCCGATGCGCGCGTCGTGCTGGTCAGACAGAACGTCGTACCGCTGCGGGTGAAATTCTGTGTTTCGCTGGTGACCATGAGCTCGGCCAATGCGGCGTCGACACGCTCGATCTCCGCCGTGATTTCCTTGGGTTCCTGTTCCGCGTATTTCTTGGTTTCCTTCAGTTCGCGCAGCTGGTCCGCCAGCGCGAACAGTTCATCCGATTGCATATTCGTTTTCCTCCGATTCAGTTGTTTTGGAACGGGTTCTTACCCGCTCGGTAATCGTCGATCAGGACTCTGGCCAGATCGGCCTTGTCTCGCAGCGCTTTGAGCACTTTTTCATCCACGGTGCCGGCGGCGACGAGGTAAATGTAGGTGCAAGGATTCCGCTGTCCGACACGATGGATCCGCGCTTTTGTCTGCTCGAAGTTCGACATGCTGTAGTCCAGCGAATAGAAAACCATCGTGTCGGCGGCGGTGAGCGTAATGCCCAGCCCCGCCGTTGCAATCTGCCCGATAAACACTGTCGTATCCGGGTCTGCCTGGAACCGCCGCACCTGTTCATCCCGATCTTTGATCTCGCCCGAAACGACAGAATAGCGGATCGTTTTCTGTTCGAGCAGCTTTCGGATCGCGTCGATCTCCGGCAGAAACCGGGCGATAATCACAAGCTTCTTGCCATCTTCAGCAGCACTGTCCACGACGTCCGACAGCGCCGACAGCTTCACGCTGCTCACCGGAACGGATCGTTCGGAGTCGTCGCTGCGCAGAAACCCGCCGGTCAGTTGCGAGAACCGCAGCAGACGGGTCAGCACGTTCGCTGCAGTCACCTCACCGCCGTTGATTGCAATGAAGCTGTCGTGCACCATATCGCGATAGAGTCGCTGCGCTTTGGGTTCCAGTTCCACCTTCCGGATAACGTCCGTCGTTTCCGGCAGGTCGAGGCATTCGGCCTTCGTCGCACGGAACGCTATGCTGTGAATGCGCCGGGAGAGTTCGTCCGCCCTGCTTTCTTTCAGCACAGGAACATGGTTACCATATCCTTGCATGTCGAAGTAGCGATTTCGGAACGCATAGAAGCTGTTGCCGAATATCGCCGGATTCAGGAACTTGTAAGGACTGAATACGTCGATCGCTTTGTTGGTAATAATCGTGCCCGTCAGCAGCATCCGGTATCGCGCTCTCGCGCCGAGGCGGTGCATACATTTACTCGCGGCGATGTTGTGCGTTTTGATCTTGTGCCCCTCATCGCAAACGATAAGGTCTGCGTCCCATTTGGCGAGCGCATCTTCCAGCCGCCATGCGGATTCGTAGTTGATCACAGCAACCTGCAAGCCGGTTGTCGGCATTTGTCGTAGATTCTCGGTTTTTCTCGATCCTGCTCCGTTGAGAATCGCGAGCGAATACGGAAAGTCGGCGAACTTGCGGAACTCTTCCTGCCACACGCCGAGGATCGACAGCGGCGCGACGATCAGCATACGGGCAATCTTTCTATCGAGGTATAGCCTGCCAGAGACCGCGATGGTTACAAGAGATTTACCAGTTCCAATAAGGGCTTACTGGCATCTCCATCAATAAAGCGCAGCCGTAGCCAGTATTGATGGGTGTCATGAAGCATCACCACCTTTCTTTTTTGAGAAATGAATTCGTGCATGTTCCGATTGGGAAGGAAGTACTTGAATGTTGGTTGGATCGTTGTTCAATTTATTTCCGTCGATATGGTGAACAACTTCTCCCGTGCGAAGCGGCCTTCCAAGAATCTGCTCAGCAATCTGACGGTGCAAATGTCGTCCGAGGAACTTGGGGTATGATTTCCCCATCCCTTTCCCTGACCGCACAGCACTGCTTCTTAAACGGGATTCGAAAACGCCGCCCTTGCGGTTCATTGGATTTTTTGTTTTGTTATAAAGCGCGAGGCGTTTAGCATTCCATGCGTTGGCATGATTTCTGCAGCAGAATGCGTGATCACGAATCTGGCTTTTTTCTCTCAGAAATGCCCTTCCGCACCATTCGCATTTGATTTGGATCTTCATACTTCCTCACCCCCGGTCCCATCTCGAATACATGTAGAACAAATTCATATGCCCGCCGCTGGTGTTCATACGGATGCGCCTTGATCGGCATCCGGTTGCTATCTTTTTGTTCCATGTGTCCTTCCCGAAGGGGCAATGGCGTTTGGAATCCGCTCCTATTATTCCGTCCCGGAGCCGGGCGCGCGTCAGCCGGTCGTTCTCACCCACAGGTTCTTCGCCTCCCCGCTTCCCGCCGGGCCGTGTTCTGGGACGTTATCCTCGACTG